CAGATCAGACTGCCACTGCACCAGGTAGCCCTTGACGACGCCGGCCGCCGCACCTCGATCGTTCTGTCCGAAGAACACGTCGATCGAGACTTCCATCGGAATTCCAAGCGCCTGGCACATGATCCAGTCGCGTTTGATGGCGGCAAGCAGATTTGCATAGGGCACGGTACCCTTCTTGTTCTGCATATAGCCGGTGCCACCAACGCCGACCGTCGTGAACAGGAAGGCTTCGGTCGAGGCGAAGGCGCCTGATGTCACAAGACGGTTGCCCATAGCCGAGAAAGGCGTTTCACCGCTGATGCTGTCGAGGCGCTCAAATGCATCGACCCACTCCACGAGGTCGCTCTTGGCGACCGGCGTGTTCACGTATGAGCTGGTTTGCACCGTGCCCGTGACGCGCATCCCGCAGCCCTTGTGCATAAGGGACCGGCCGGGGTTGAGCGCTGTCGTACTTAGAAGCGGAAAGCATTCGCGACCGATGCCCGTTGACTGGCCGACACCATAGATGGCGTTCATCTTCGTGGTACCGGCCGCCAGCGAATTCTTCGCCAGCAGATCCTCCTTCACCGTGCTGACCAGCCCGCCGGTGACGGTTTTATAGACGAGGTCGCTATCGACGACCTTGGGGTCTCTCGGGCTGACGTCGTTGAACGTCGCCTTGATCTCTCGATCCAATAGCGCAACGACATTGCCGGCGTCGATGGTCGCGGACGCGCCATCAAAGCGGGCGGGCAAGTCCTTGAACGGGCCGTTCTCCCACTTGTTCGAGCCCCACCGCTTGGCTCGCTGGATGACCATGTTGTCGTCTACTTCAACGGACTCGTACTCGGCGTCCGTGAACTCGAAGGTGGAGCGGATGTAGGCAGTCCCGTCATAGTTCGATGCAATGATCGGTACACCGGTCCCGTCGCGAAGCAGGACTGCTGCAAAATCCTCGTCGAGAACCCGATCACCAAAATCCGCTTCCAGTCCGACGTCCATCATGCTTGGCGTGACAGCGTCGGTATCGTTCTGATTGTCGCGAACGGTCGTGCTCGTGGCTTTGGGAACGGTGATGACAGGGTTGTCCCCGACCGGCGTGTTGCCGGTGGCGATGCCAGCGCCTGAAACGGTGTTCGCGCGAACGTCGATGTATTCACCTGTGCGTTTCCACCCGGCTGGTGAGACCGACCAGCTGAAAATACCCTTGTTCGGCACACTCCCACCGACAACCGGATCGGTGTGAGTGCCTGCATCATCCGTCACCTCGCCCTTTTGCAAAGCGGCAGAACCGGCGACAGCGGCGAGCTCTGCCCATGTTTTTGCCGACCGGATACCGGCCGACGCCGCCGTTGCTGCCTTATCGATCTCGGTACCGATTTTCCCTGCGAGCATCTGCTCAGAAAGATTATCGACAGTGATCGGCGTGACGCGGCTAGTCGGCGTTTCACGCAGGCCGACCAAGCTGTCGACAGTCGCAGACGGAATTTTGTCGTTGAGACGTATGCCGGACATTCGGTTCCCTCAGGGTCAGGTGACGAGAATGGTGTAGGGACCGGCCAGTGGCCCCGGTGTGTCGCCGTTCATCGGGCGGAGCCAGACGTAATGAGTGCCTTGCGAAAGACAGGTCGCCGTCTCTTCGTAGAGTGCAACGCCATCGATCTGAGCGACCGCGTTCGTGTTGGCGTTAATGGCAAATCCGGTGTTGCCGGAGACCGCTGTCAACGCGCCATACTGAATGCCGGTCACTGTATGGTTCGGACCGATGACGCTGCTGCCGCCGGTCAGGCGTGCTGACGCTGCGGCACTGGATCCGCTGATGCTGTCGATTGAGAAGCTGTAGCGGTAGACCTTTCCCACCGTCAGCGTCAGGCTCGTCCAGGACAGGGTTCCGGCAGTTCCGGCCGCGTGGTTGGCCTTGCCACTGCCTACTGTCCATCCGGCTCCGGTTGTGGGGGGTGGAGCTGCAGCAGAGAAGTCACCATTTGTGAGTTTGGTGACGCGCGAAGCATCACCCAGGACGCGGTTGTAAGAGCCTCCGGCCGCGACAGGGATTGGAGCAAGGGTAGCGTCGGATTCACTGAAGACGCCGGAGGTGTTTCGGTAGAGTTTGACATGCGTTGTCGTCTCCGCATCGTCAGGCACGGTAAGGAAGATATCAGCCTTGCCGAGACCGCCGCTGACGACGATCAAGCCGACATTGAGGGCATCTGGCACGACTGGATCATCGGCGCCGATCGTTGTCGTTCTGGACACGCCCCAAACACTAGGAATGCCATCTTTCGAAACCGACCGAGGCTGCCATTCGACTGTATTGCCGGCCGCGTAGCCGGGGATATCGACAACTCCTGATGATGCCGGGGCCGTCGCCGCGGTTGACCACGAGCCGGCGCCAGAGACACGATGGCGGACCTCGTAACGATCGACGATCACCGGGCTGTTTTCACCCGGACGAAGCCGGATCATCAGGCCGTCGGCGTCGTCCGTTCCCGTGATGCCACTGCGAACGGAAGTGACAATGGGCACCGGCGGCGCCGTATTCGATCCGACCGCGTCCGCGCCAACCCGCCCGTTCCACGTCGGCGGCACCTCGGCTGCGACCTTCTCGTGCATCTCGTCGGCTGCTGGCAGCATGTGCAAAATCGACGAATTGTCGTTGCCGCGCTCGATGCCCGCGACGATCGCCGGGATGCTCTCCTGCGCCATAGGCCCGAAATGCACGAGATCCCCGTAGACGGGAACTTCGCCACTCCCGACCAGCGACACAGCCCGGTTCTCGCCAGGGATGGTTTTCAGGGTACGAAGGACGGAGACGCCTTCAGTGTCCTCTTCATCATCGAAATGACGGAAGCGCAGTCCGTATGTGACGCCCTCCTCCATCTTGAAGACGGAATCTGTCTCGATACGATTGCCGGCAACGGCCGTCACACGGCCCGAATGCATCGCCCGCACCAGCACGTCGCGCGCTAGCATGACCGCGCTGCCAGGCGCGGCCCGACGGATCGAGCCCGCCTGCGTCGCAGTGTAGACCGTGTTCCGATAGATGCGCTCGTACTGCAGTCGGCGCGTTTCGATCCAGATTTCGTCCGGGTTCGTTTTCCCCGGCAGCTCCAGCGCCTCCGTGACGTCAATCGGCTTCAACACCCAGCTGCTTGACCCTGCGCCTCCGACCTTCTTGTAATAGCCATTGTTGATCGGCGTCGGGTCGGCATAGACCTCGGCCCGCTTTCCCGCGCGCGGAGACAGGTAGGCATCCATCGTCGCCTTCGTTTCAAAACGTATATCGGCGGGCCAGGGCACGATGCGCTCAGCCTCCAGATAGTCGTTCGTCTCATCGAGGAACGTCACGCGATGCGCATCCGGCGGCTCGAAATACTTTGTCGACCAGCGGAAATTGGATGCATTGCGAACGCTGATATGGTCATCGATCACGGTTCGGGGTTTGTCGATCGTGACCGTCCACTTCTCCCCATCCCACCAGACCGCCGCCCGACCGGCAGCGCCCGCCGCCGCCAGAACATCATCGAGGCCGTTCTCGAAATCATGAACCCGGTTGTATTTGAGCCCGACATCCTCGCAGTGTTCGTGCCATTCCTCGAAAGCCGGCCAGTCGATCTCTTCGTCGCTTGCAGGATATGCGAAGTGATCTCCGGTGATCGCATGCAGGGCGAACGATGCCGGGCTCTGCGTCTCGACGGCAGGCGTCCAGCTCGAACCGTTCCAGTCGCGCATCTTGGCCGACACGACACCATTCAGCGCATCGAGCGTGCCGTTGAGCTGGTTGGTGGCCTTAATCCGGGCCAGTGTCTTGGCGTGCGGCTTGGCGAAGTTGAAGGGCGATTCAGGCCGGAAAGACTGAAGCGCAAACCACTTTACGTCGTCCTGGTCGCCGACATCGTCATCGTTCTTCGTCTTGCGCGTCAGCTGAATTTCATATCGGCCGCGCGTCGCGACGCCGGCATGGTTCTTCAGCGTGAAGCGGAATGCCCGGAAGAATGACTTCGTTTTCTCCTCGTCATAGATCAACGTCGTGACGACATCGAAATCGGGCGCACCGATCAAGCGCATCGCAACCTCGATCTCGACACGCTTGGACGACTGTCCGCCTTCGCTTCCCGTCTCGAACAGACCGCCTTCAAAAAACAGAATGACGCAAGCTTCGGCAGCATCTGTCGCGGTGTATCGGGAGACCGGCTTTGCAACGGCTGGATCTTCGGTTGGCTCGCCATAGTCATCACGTGGTGCTTCCATCACGATTTCGGCGCCGACGCTCTCCTCGATCACTTGTGAGGGGTAGAGCGTGAACGGGACGTCACCGTCGGCGCCGTATTGCGTTTCGACCGTCTCTTCGTCGTACTTGTCGAGTGGCGTTTCGCCGATCTTCAGGTTCGTGATTGCCAGCGGTCCGTAGCCCCACAGGAAGGCGGAGCGAACATAGATCAGGTCGCCGACGATCTCGGTCCATGTGCCCGCTGCATATCGTGGCGCGTAGCGCATCTTCCCGGCGACCAGAGGCACGAAGCCATCGGGCGACGCCTGGTTGCGCCAGCCGGAAATCGTGTAGGTCGGCTTTTCCTTGTCCTGTGATGGCGTTTCCGGCTTGAACAGCGAGTTCAGCAGCAGGCCGCCCGCCGTTACGATCGCGAACGTCGCCAGCGTCCGAAAGAAACCCTGCAGCGCCAGACCGCCCGGTCCAGTGATTGCAGTAGCCGCCACCGTGAGAAGCAACTGAAGAACGCTTTGCATTGCCTTGCCGGCCGGTACGACGCGAACGACAACGTGAACGTCCGCCTTCGGACGAACAATATTCCAGACGGCCGGCTCAATGGCACAGAAGCCGGCATTGCGGACGAGCGAGACCCGGACACGCTTCAGCAGCGACGGTGACGCCACCGGAAACGCCGCCGCCACGATCTGGGCCACTGTCTGGCCGTGAGGCACCACGAATTTTGTGCGCGCCTCGCCCGGGTCGAACATCGGCATGACCGTGACATGCACGGGCGCATCCCCCGGCGCCAGCGTCGGAAGGTCGAGCAGTTTTCTTTTCATGATGTCAGATCAGATCTCGATGCCGGTAAAAACCAACGAACTGCGAGGCCCAACGCCCCGAATCTATGCGCTCAACCCGGGCGCCACCGGCATACTTGTCGCTGTGAAGCATCCGCCGTTGATCGACCATGACGCCGACATGGCTGTCGTAACGACCGCGCCGGAACACCGCGACATCAAGCGCTGTTGCCCTGTCCCTCAAGCTCCACGTGCCCGCGGCGACCTCGTCGCGAACCAGCGCCGCGATCTCGGCCAACTCCTCCGGTGACACCTCGTCATAGGAGGGAAGGACAATGCCTCTTTCCGTTGCCAGCACCAGACGAACAAGCCCCCAGCAGTCGCAACCGTCCGCCCCGCGCCCATGGTCGAGATAGGGCGTTCCCACATAGCGGGCTGACCAATCCAGCGTCACGGATGCAGCCCCGGGAAACGTTCCTTCGTTGTCCGGTCGGCCGGGCAAGGCTCTTCGAGTACGTGGCGGCGGTTGAACGAAAGAGATATCGCGCCGCCATCGCCTTCAGCCCCCGACATGAGGTGTCCGAGAAACTGCCGCTCGATGAAATCCGGGCTGGACCGCATGACCGTGCACATGTCCACCACCGCCGGTTCGATCGTTGACGTCAAGATGTTCGCGATCTCACTGTCGAGAACGTCGATGATGAGAGCGCCCTGCATGGCCGCGTCGGTAACATCGTCGGGCAGGTCAAAACCGATTCCGATGAACAGGAACGTGTTTTCCTCCCCTTCTTCGGCTAGCCAGGGCGACACCGTTCCGCGCATATAGGGCTCATAGGAAACCACCGAGTTCGGGTCCGACGAAATCAGGATGTCCTCGACGAGGTCGGGATGCCGGATGCGGATCAGCACTACCTCGTAATCATCGGAGCCGACGGCGTCCTGAGCCTTGCTTGCGGCAGGCGACAGCGGATATTTCACGACGGCAACCGTGCAAGGCGAAACGTGACACGATACGCCTCGACGTCGATCTGGCTGCGCGCCGGCAGACCCTGATCAGCAAACATCACCAGCATGGTCTCGGTATAGAGTAGCGGCTGATCGTTCTCGTCGAGAAGCACGTCCAGGTTCTCATCAAGCATCGCGAAACCGTCGATCAGCGGCGCCGGGATCGTGAACGGCAAGGCGCCCTTCTTCGTCGTCTCTTCATAGAACTTGTCGAAGACACCGAGTTGCCAGCGCTCCAGTTGGGTCGAAAAAGGCACGACATCAGACACGGCCGCGAACCGAAGGCTTGGCACCGCCGGCCCGGCGTCGGGACGAAAGAAAGAGCGCCCCTCGCCGGATTGATCGGCGAAGTCCGCGCGGAGCGGCGGCGGCAGCTCGGAAGGATAGGCGGGTATCGTCATCGGCGCACCCTCGGCTGCCGGGCGCCCATGCTCTTCAACTGCTTGTTCAGTGGTGAGCCGGGACGACGCGCTTCATTCGCGGCCATCTTCGAGAAGGTCACATTGACCTTTTCGTTGCCCTCATCGTCTTCCTCTTCCTGCACCTCGGGATAGTAGCCGGGCGGTGCATTGATGATGTTGATCTGGCGGTTGACGGTTTGGCGGATGCTGCCGCCACCTGTCGCGACGGGACGAGAAATCGGGGCAATGCCACCGCGCCGGATAGCGTCAGCCGCTGCAACGCCGCCTATTCTCGCGATGTCGGCTTGGCTCCACACCACTTCCCCGCGATGGACGATGCCGGCAGGATCGTTTTTCCCGCCGTAGCCTGTAAACCCGCCATCGGACCAGAGCCCGATACCGCCACCGGCAGCAAAGGTTGCCTGCGCACCGTTCGGGACGAAAGGTCCACTCAACAGGCTTCCCAACCATCCGAACAGACCGCCACCGCCGCCCCCGCCGCCCTGTGGAGCGGCAGGGAACTGAGACAGAGCACTACCGATCTGGTTGAGGCCGCCGCCGAAGGTGCCCAGGCCTTGGTTCGCGGAGAGCGCAGAAGTCGTGACCCGATCCAGCGCGCTATTGAACTTGTTGACATATGCGGTTCCGGTCGTGCCAAGGATGTCGGCGGAGCCTCCACCCTTGCCAACCGAACCGGGGCCACCAAACCAAGCCTGCGCCGCACCTGATGGACCGTATTTATCGACGTAGCCACCGAAACGATGATTGAAGATCGCGTCTTGCGCGCCCCGATCCGACAGGAATTGGTTTGCAGTGAGCCGCCGACCAAGAGCTGCTTCCGACCACGGGCCGACGTTGTTGCCCATGACCTGATATGCACCATAGGCGCGGTCCCCGTTGCGGGTGATCGGTCCAAGCGCATCGTATCGTCCGCCACTCTCGATTGACTGAATTGCGCGGGCGTAGGCGGAGATGTTGCCACCAGCCGGTCGCATGATCGCCTGAAACGGATCATTGCTGTTGGCAGGCGCGAACATCCGGGAGACGTTCGCCGGATCAGCGATGCCGCCGCCATTGACCACAACAGAGCCAGCCGTGACGGACATTGCGCCGACCGCCTTGCCCGCCGCGTCGGCGCCGGGGAACTTGCCGCCAGTAAGCGCCGAGAATATGCCGCCAAGACCGCCAACACTTTGCATGGTCGGAAGGTTGTCGCCATACAGGGCGTTCTTGAGCGGGTTCGCCACGGCAAGGTTGAGCATCTCCTTGTTGATGTCCGTGAAGATGTTCTTGACGATATCCCAACCGTTTTCAAAGCCGTTTGACATACCGTCTACGATGTCGTCTATCGCCGACCGGCCGACATCGCGGATGTCTTCCCAGGCTGCTTTGTTCTCCCGAAGAATCTCCAACGAACGAAGCATGGCGGCATCCTGGCTGGCCAGATCGACCGGCAAGCCGGAGCCGCGCAACTGTGATGCGATTCCAGCCTCCTGGTTCGTCCGGAAAAGCTGTTCACGCTCAAACCGTGCGTCTTGCTGGAGGCGAGCGCGGGAAAGCTCCTCGGTGAGCCTGCCAACTTGAGAGGCCGCGCCGCGAATTCGCGCCACTTCATCCGGATCGACAATCCCGCCGTTCTGGCGCGCTTCGTCCTTCAACTGGTTGAGCAGTTCATATTCGCGCCGAAGAGTTGCGGCCTCGCCGGCGGTCTTGCCTACAAGCTGGATTTCAAGCTGCTGGTCAGTGACGATCCTCGAAAGGCGGACCGACCGCGCCTCGCGGGCATCGGCAAGTGTCTTTTCAGCTTGCGCCAGTGCAAGAGTCCCCTCTTGCTGAATACGAAGGCGGCGGGCAGCAGCTGTTTCATTGTCGTTGTATTGCGCAGCGGCGGCTTGGCGGGCAGCATCTGCCTTCTGTTGCGGTGAACGTGCATTGAGAGATGCGATCTGCGCGTCAAGTGCGGCTTGGCTGCGTTCTTGAGCAATACGTTCACGGGCTTCAAACAGGGAGAGATTCCCCGCATCTGCCGAGTTTGTCGTTCCGCGAGACAGAAGTCTTCCGTTCGGCCCCCGGTCATCGAACAGGCGGCGACGATCCATCTCAACGTCGCGAAGGGCTTCCGCAAGGTCGCGGAATGGCTTGAGCGCGGCGATAGCATCATCCGCCATCTCGCGAATGCCCGAATTATTGGACGTGCGGCGGATATCCTGCAAGCGTCCGATCAAACCGAGAATATCCGGCTTCCCAGCGACGGTTGCCTTATGGAGCGCGTCGAAATCCAGTTGCAGAACTTTGAAGAAACTAGATTCTCGGAACTGCCGCCCGTTCAGTCCAGTTGCATCTCTGTTGAGATTGATGGCTGACGAAATACCAGCCCCGACATCCCCACTCTCGACGTTCTCGCGGAGCCGTTTCGTCAACGCGGTGATGCTGTTATCCAGCCCCAACGTGACAGTGTCAGTGCTTGAACGACCGTACCGGCTTCGCTGCTCGGCCGCGTCACCCCAAAGAGCGCCCACGCTGCGAATGCTTTCCTGGTGTTCCTTTAGCAGATCCTCAGTCGTCTTGGTTTCTCTCTTATTAAGGGCATAATAAGCCAGCGCAGCGCTACCAGCGACACCGAACGCGATGCCGACAGGACCTATCGCAGCTAGAGCACCGGTCGCGAGAGTAGCAATGTCACTTGCCGCCGCCCTTAACCCGCCTTGTCCGACGTAGTTTTGAGCAATCTGCGGCAGTTGCTGCGCAGCGATCATGCCCACAGGCATCCCGCCGGCAAAGCCCTGGCCGATATCGAATCCTTGATAAATAAGGTTCTGACGGCGGGACTGGCCGCTATTATCGTTCGCCCCGCCTTGACCCGGAACCGAAGCGTCAAACCGCGCTCGCGCCAGAGCCTGCGCCTGCGCCAGCTCCTTCGCGCTCAGACCGGCCCTTTCAGCCAGCAGGCTGTACTGCTCAAGCTCGGCGTTCAGTCGGTCCTGGGCGGCTTGCGTCGGATTGATCTCCGCCCGCAACGAAGCAACCTTGGCAGCGAGGTCATCGGCTTCGCGTGCAGCCTCCTCGAACGCGGAAGCCGATGCACGGGCCGAGATCGCCTGTTGACCGATACCAAACCGGCCGTTCAGGTCTTGGGCAAAGTTGGCGCCGCTCTGCTGCGAGCGCAGCATGGAAATTTCCTCAGCGCGGCGGGCTGCGGCTTCCATTTCACGGAACTGTTCCTCGAATACGGAAGCCGATGCGCGGGCATCGCCAGTCTGTGGAGCGACGATACCCAACTGGCTGTTGAATGCCGTTTGAGTACGATCCGCCACCTGCGACTGCCGCGCTGCTGCGGCGAGCTGGGCATATTCCGCAGCCTGACGTTTCGCAGCAGCGGCGACCGCATCGTGAGCAAGCCGCACGCCGTCCAGTTCGGCGATCTGCCGCGTCCGAATCCGCGACAATTCAGCGGTCGCCTGTTCTTCGGTAGCCACGCCCGTCAACACGGCGCGATTGATGACATCGAGCGAGCGCGTCATCTCCCGCTCGAGGCGGATTTGCGCTGTTACAACTGGATCACCTTTGGCACGAAGATTGTCGAAGGCATCAGCAACGCGGTCAATGGATTGGGGGAGCTTGGACGAAAATATCTGCTGCTGACGTTCGAACGACGCAGTAGCCTTCGCAGTTGCGGCTGCCGCACGATCGCCGAGATGCTCATATGCTATCTCGGCACGACGCATCCCGGCCTCAACGCCAGAAGCATCGATCACCAATTCGGTGATTTTTTGCACTCTCTCGGCCATCTCTTACCTTTTGCGGGATCGTGCGCTATCGTCCCTTCGTTGCTGGAGGTCCAAATGCGCGTCGTTCTTTCGATTGTATTTTCACTGCTGACTGCCGCATCGTCGTACGGGCAGACCGTGACCGATGGGTCAGCCGGCGCTATTTCGGCTGTCGAGCTGCAGAGCCTCTACAAAGTGCTCCCCGACTTTCTGAAGGACCCAGAGTCTGCGAGGCTCACGAAGTTGCATAAAGATCCGGATAACCAGGATTATGTCTGAGGCTTCGTGAATGCCAAGAACGAGATGGGCGGCTACACGGGGACGCAGCCATTTCGCTTCGGACTGAAAAGCGAGATGTTCATTACCGGTATGAATAGCCCCTGTTGAGGCTACTTTGCCGCCAAGAAAGCATTGTCGAGGTCTTCAAGAACCTCTATCTGCCAAGGGTCGAGCTTCATTCCAGTGTTCCGGCAGAATGCATCGATATCAGGCCACTCAATCGGTGCGCTGGCACCATTCTGTAGCGGCGATTTCCGACGTCTGATGCGATTATACGCACTCCAGAGGAACCCCAAGTCTTTCGGGAACTCAGGTAACGCGAGTTCGGCCTCGTACTCCGCAATCTTTTCCGACTTTCTCGCCCGCTTCAAAAGCCCTTTGATCCGCTCTCGATGGCTAACACCGTCTTCCCCTACCACCGAGAGCGAAAATGCGCGCTCCGCAAAAGAGATCAGGTCTTTCCGAAGCGCTGCGTAAAACGGGTCTCGTCATTCAGCGCCGTGGTGAGCTGGGCGTAATAGCCGCTCATTTCTGGCCTGATGAAAAGCTCGGTGGCATTCTCGTCGGTGAATTCATAGACCTTGCCGTCGATGGAGATGGGTGTCCATTCCAGGACGCGTGCAACCGCCCATTGAACATTGTCTCGGCGCGCAGTGTCAGCGCTCTTTTCTTCGGGGATAAACGGGCGACCATTGATCGTCGCCGCTTCAATGAGGCGGGACCGCTCAAGATTGCGGTTGGCTGATTGCTCGGCATACGCCTTTGCCTTGGGGTGAGACGACGGGCAAAGGGTGAGGCTCCAACCGATCTTCCGGTCGCCGGAAACCATTTCGAGCACATAGTTCTGTGTAGGCAAGAAGCCGGTGATATCGATCGGGCCGGCGGATTTCGCTTCAGTCGTCATGTTCTGATCCTTTGTCGGAAGGGGCGGAGGCGACAGGTCCGACTACCCGCCGCCTCCTTGCTGCATGCAACGTCTTTCGGCTGTCGGGGCCGATCTCGTCAGTTTTTGACTGCCGCCTTTTCGACAACCTTGTCTGCGGCCTTCTGGGCAGCCAGTGCCGCCTTGTCAGCGACGTCGACCGGTACCTCATCGGAGGCGTTGACCTGTACGGTTGTCGATACTTTGCCGGTCTCGCTGACCGAGAGCGAAAGCAGCGCATCCATGGTCAGCGGCCACGTCACCGCCAGGCCGGCGGTCTTGGCCTCGACCAGTGCCTCATGAAAATTCTGGGCAGCGTCTCGCACTGCCTTTTCGGGATTGCTCATGCCAGTTCCTTTCAGGGTTAGGCCGCGTTGCTGACCTGGATGGTAACAGTCGTCGGGTCGAAGGCGCCGCCGCGGTTATCCTTGCCGACGAGATCAGCGGGAATGCCGAGCGTCACAGTGCGGGCACCGCCGGACTTCTGCAGGGCAGATTTGGCGACAGAGCCGAGTGTGAAGTTCGGGACTACGAGCGAGAAGAAGTCGGTCGGCGACGTTTCGTTCTCGGACGCCAGAAGATGCAAGGAAAGCTGCGTCTCTGCGTCGAAATCAGCCAGCGCCTGCAAGTCCTTCAACAGGAGCGTCAGGTTCATCGAGACCTGCTGCGTCCCCATGAACACATCCGGCGAAATGCCGGTCGGGTTGACCACTGTCGGTGCGGTCGGCTGCAGGTCCAGCGTGAAGTCGAACGCCGTCAGGTCGAGCACGTCGCTCGATCCTAGCCGGATAACAGCCTCGGATGCCGCAAGCGAAAGCTCGGTCGGGTCGGTCGGGCTGGTGAAATGCGGTGCGGAAACGCCGTTGACCACATCCATTTCGCCCGTTCCGGTCCAACTGTATTCCGCATCGAGCATGCCATCGGCATTCAGCCGGATCATGCCCCGGCCCCAACGGCAGTCCGGGTAGACCTCGGAAGCGTCGAGATCGTAGAGATGCTCCTCGATCGTGAAATAGGTCTTCGACATCGACCCAACGTTGCCGTTGGTCAGCACCCGGCCGACGCGCACGATGCTGAAGGCGGTATCCGCCGATGCGTTCACCACCAGCGTTTCGGAGACAGTGATGGTGGTCGCCGTCAGGCCGGTAATTCGCAGGTTCTTGCCGTTGTTGGCCGCATCCGGAAGACCTGTGGCACGAATGACTTGGCCGACGCGCAGGCCTTCGGTGATCCAGCTGCCGGCGGCGGCAACGATCGTGTTCGCGCCCGTGGTGACGCTGGTCATCGCCGATTGCGTGATGGTCAGGTTTGCCGCCGACCAGGTGCCACGCATCAGAGCTTCCCAGACGGCATCCGCGCGGCCCATGCCGATTTCGCTCGAATATGTGCCGCTCGTCCGGCGCGAACCGTGACGGCCGCGAAGCTGCTGCCCATCGCCGCGAACCAGCGCAGACTGCACCGCTGCCTTCGATAGCTGGCCACCAGCGCCGCCCGAGGTCGGCAGGATCTGGGCGCCCGAGCCGCTGGCCTGTGAACCCTTGGCCGATTGCGCCTTGAAGGCGACGTAGCCATTCCAATTTTCTGCGTACGCCATGTGTCGCTCCTTCAGGATGTCCGCATCAAGGCGGGTTGATGATGGTGGTGATTAGCCGCGGTGCCAGTAGACGAAAGCGCAGGTCATGGTCGTGCCGAACCAAGCCCCATCGTCAGACCCGCTGTTGCCGCCTTCCGGGTACGGATCTTCGGTGCGGACACAGCAGCCGGGCGTGTCGTCATAGAATTTCTTGCGCCGGAAGATTTCGCCGATATCCACGGCGATCTGCTTTCCGACTTCGGGACCGGTTCCGATCGGGGTAAAGACATGCACCTGGATGAGCCCGTCATACCGATAGACATGATTGCCCGGCCGGCCTTGCCCGACGATCTCGCTGTTGAAGCATTCGATCTCAAGGTTGACCCACGGCAACAGGATGCCGTCTCCATCCGCCGGCGGCCACGGATCGGCCGGCGTCTCGTTCTGATAGGTGATCCGGTGTGCCGTCCAGTTGGCTACGAGCCGTGCCTTGATTGCCAGTTCGGCACCCGCATAATCAGCCATCACAGTTCCCTGATAACCAGGCACGGATACCGGACATCCGATCGATTATGTGCCGTCTTGCCATGGCGCTTTCCGATCGCGCTTTCGATAACACCGGAGGCGGCACGTGCAACGCCGTCGTGGCCGAGCCACCATGATTTCCCGGTCGACGCCGCCTCTGCCTGGTTCACTGCCTGTCCGCCGATGACAGCCCGGAATGTGAACTCGACCTTGACCATGTTGCCGAACCGGCCCATGACGATCCGGCGCGCCTGCTGATAGACCTTGGACGTGCCAGAGACCCGCATCTTCATTGCGCCAACTTCGATCTTCCGCGCATAGGGGAGCGTGTTGGTGATCATCACGTCATCGCCTGACTGATAGCCCGAAAGATCCGCCACGGGATGCCCGTTCAGGTAAAGCCGGTGCGCGTTCTTGTACGCTCCAGAAAGTTCCGGCGACTTGTCGATCAGCGTGGCGATAGCGAAATCCACGACCTCCTGAATGCGGCTGTACTGATAGACAATCCGCCCATCGTGCTTGACCGCCTCTTCCGGCGCCCCGATTTGGCCATCGACGATCCGGACGAAAGACGATGGCGGCGGCGGGTCGCTCATGACCTCGCTGTGCGCCCGCTTCGCAATCCGCACGATGAACTTTTGCGTCTCTTCCACAGTTTCCTGCTTCAGGACGCGGACCAGTTCCGACATCGAGCCGTAGCGCGCCATCAGCCTTTGATCACCATGTTGATGCGCACGACGATGTCGTTGAGACGAATGATTTCCGGCATGCCGATTATACCGCCTTGCCCGTCCGCATGCTTAACGATCGTGTTGGCACCGGGAAGGCCGAATGCGTCCAGACCAGTCGGAGACAGCGTCACTTTCTTGGCGGTCTGCGTGATGTCGGCAGTGAGATCGTCCGCTGTGACGCCCCGAACGAATGCCTTTACGACCGCCTGCCCCACTGTCGTATTTCCCTTGCGGAGCGTGACAGTTTGCCCGTGCTTGGCGAGCTGCCGATCAAGCGCTCCGATTGCCTGCGCCGGGGTCATGCATAGACCCTCAGACCCTGGAGCAGGCTTTCCGAAGCTCGGCGGATAACATTCTCTGCTTGGTCGCTGACGGTGTACTGAATCGTACCGACGCCCTCGACCTCCTCAGAACGCAGAAACAGGTTTTCCGATCCCACAGCGCGTAATTGCTGAACCATCAGAATGACCGCCTGCTTGGCCTCCTCGGGAACGGCATTTGTCTCGTATCCCGCTTCATACCGGATCCTGATCGGGTCAGGCTGCGCGGAAAGATATGGCCGCGAAAACGATGACCGAAACCAGATGCCGAAGTCCGTCTTCACGTAGTCGGTGTCAGGTACTGTCTGCTCGACGTCGTCTTGATCGAGATATTTGACACTGGTGATCGAAATCAGCGGCGGATATGGCAAGCGTAGATAGTCGCCGCAGACCTCCCATGCATCCAGCGCCAGTTCCAGCGTTTGCTTTCCCAGGGCGCGTCCCAGCCAGCCCTTCGGTCCGTCGATCGTCCGCTGCGTTGCCAAGATTTGCGCGGCCACGACAGGATCACTCGGACCGGGGCTTCCCGCGATGTCCGCCGGCGTTGCGATCGGATCGGGTCCGGAAATCACCTTCACATGGCTCATGAGGCTTAATCCTCGACCGTGGCCACCGTGGCAGTCGTCCCGGTCGCCATGACTCGTCGCACTTCGAACGGCGGGATAAAACCCGCACTTACGCCGACAAAAGCAATCGGTGATCCGTCTGCATTGTTGGTCGGGATAACCGCAATGTTCCCCGATGTCAGGCAGATCACGGCCTTCACGGGCGCGTCAGCAACATCCGTCGAATTGTTCGGCGTGATGACGCGGCCCAGAGTGCCAAATGACGATCGGCTTTTGACCGACGAACGTTCCTTGAGCGCCATGCTGGCCTCCTTACGTGTTCGTCAGAGCGGCGCTGATGATGACCTTGCCGCTAGGCAGGATCACACCGAGATAGGCGGCTTCCGTGCCCGTATCGGTCCAAGTCAGATCGATGTCGCCATCGGCTTCGGAGACGGCGCGGAACAGCTTCTTGCCCACGATCGGCAAGAGTGCGCCATCGGTTCCGACAGCAATGCCGGTCGAGCCGCCGGTGGCAACGAACGCGTCACCGTTCGCATCAGCGAAGACGGCGATCTCCACCGAGGCGCGCACAGCGAGGTCATTGCCCTGCCCGTCCTTCAGTTGGATCGCGATGGCGCGAACGTTGGTGTTTTCGGCGCCAACGGTGATTGTCGCGCCCGCGACACCGCCGCCGAGATCGACGATGTCGTTGGGGCCGGTGATGAGTGTATTGGGGTTGGGACGACGAACGCTCATCACTTCTCTCCTTTGGTCGGCTTCGCCGCGGATTTGTTGTCGTGCCCGGGCGCGGCCTTGTTTTCAGGTTCCTCAGCTGCCTTCTTGGCGGCTTTCGGCTCGTTTTCAACCGAGGCGAGGCCGCGCTTGACGAACTCCTTGCCGCGTTCCTCGCTGTCCACCTCGAAGACCTGGCCGGCATGAACCTGCTTGGTCTCGGACGAATAGAAGCTATCGACTGCTTTCAGTTTCATGGTGTTTTTCCTTCGGCTCATGAAAACGGCGGCTCGGTGAAGAGCCGCCGCTTGTGATCGACCGACCTGTTAGGCGACGTTGCCGAGATCGCCCTTGATGAATGCCTCGGGACGGTAGACCGCCAGCGCCAGGCGCTCTTCTGCGCGGATGGTCACGAGGTTCTTCGTGAAGTTGTCGGCATCTTCGGTCGAGATATCGACGTGAGCGTCTTCACGGTCGAAAATCTGTGCTGCCATGTTGAAGGCGCCGACGAGGAACTTGTCGACGGTCATTGCCTGCGTTTCGACGACCGGCAGACGCCAGAGAAGCGGCTGCGCACCGCTGCCGGGGCCACCAAGGATATAGCGGCCTTCGCCATCCTTGGTCATTTCGATGCGAGCCCAGTCATGCATGCTCAGAACGATGCCCGATGCCGGGTATTCAGCGAGCGCCGCCTGCAGGAGAGCCAGACGGATCGTGTCGATCATGGTCTGGTCAGCCGGGGTAAACGGAGCAGAGAAGGCTGTGGCCTGGGTATAGATGCCGTTCAGGTCGGTACCGGTGCCGCCGCCCATCAGAAGCTGAGCTTCTTCGACGAAGTCGAGACCGTAGCGCAGGCGTCCATCAACGTAGCTCTGGAGCTGCGGAACGTCATCGAGGATCTGCACCGTCGCCTTGACGAAGTGAGCGATCGTGGTGACCGGCGCCGTCACGAGATCGAACTTGATCTCTGACTGAGGCTTGGAAGCACCAGATGTTTCCGAAACCGTCGCGGCACTGTTGGTGAAGCCGGTTTCCTTGACGTATTGGATTGCGTTGGACGACGTACGGCCAGGCATCAGCAGATCGCGGATGGTCATGCGACGGTTAGGCGACGCGACGATACCCGGCTGGCGCTGCGGGACAATCAGATCTCCGGCAGAGCCGTTGGCATCGGTGGTCAGAGACGAGATGATCGCTTTGACCGAAACACGGGCACGTCCGCGCTTGGACGCCAGAAGCGCCTTCACCTCTTCGTTTTCAGTGACCTGTTCACCGATCGACTTGCGGCGGTTGCTACCGTCATCGTCGCCGCCACGACGGGCCAGCTTCTGCTCGGCTTCTGTCATGCGGGCGCCGATCTCGTTGAGCTTTACAAGCGCTTCGTCGGCCTTTTGCTTCGATTCCTGCGAAAGCTGTTCGCCGGCCTTGACCTTCTTGTCGGCCTCTTCGGCGAAGCGCTTGACCTCGTCGGTCGCCAGCTTGAGGCCCGCCGCCAGTGCCTTGATATCGACTTCCTCGCTGCCGCCGGCATCCTTACGGCCGCGCTCGAACGAATTGTCATGCGTCAACATCGCCGCGAGAGCGCAGCTTGAAATGAGGGTTTTCATTGGAGTTGTTCCTTTAGAACGAAGGGAGTTTGAACTTGCCAAGGTGCTCCATGAGACCTTTGGCAGCTTCGATGTCGCCTTTGCCCTCGGACTCACTCCGATCGAGCAGGTGCTTCAAGCCGCGATTGGCGATCACCGCAGCTTGGGTCTTCGAGAACCCTGCCTCACGCAGGACGTCCTCAAATTCAGAAAGGGTGGGAAGTCCGCCGTGGGCGAGCTTCATCTTGACCGCATCGACCCGCGCGTCTTCGTTCGCGGGGAATGTCACGAGGCTGATTTCCACGAGGTCGAGCCGGCTCAGCGTACGGATGCCGGTTTTCTCGTCGTAAGACGATTCACGGACCCAATATCCGATGGAAAGGCCCGAAACCGCACCGGCCTTCATGAGGGCATGAGCTTCCTTGGCCTGGGAGACGTCACCGATCAACAGTTTGCCTTCACCGAAAAGGCCGCGGTCATCCTCGATCAGGCTTTCCCAGATCCCGATCGGCGATCCTGACCTGTGCTGCCAAAGAACAGGCACCGGACGGCCCTTTTCCTTCAATTCAGCAAGGCTTTCGGCGAAGGCGCTAGGCGCGACGACTTCCTTGTAACTGTCCACGACGCCGAAGACCGAGCCGTAACCGGAAAACTTGCCGTCTTCCTCGACGGCCTTCACCTTCAGGTGGAAATCGCGGACCTTCATGGAACCGTGCTTGTGTTTCATTGCTCTGTCTCCAGTGGCGGGCCACCGTTGTGACCGATGCGGGCTTTGACTGCCTGATCAACCAATTGATCGATGCCGAGCCAGGCCATCAGTGAATTTCGCGCTCCAGCCTCATTGCCGGCGGCAATCGCCCCCAGCTGATCAAGCGGAACGAGGTTTGATTGAACCGTGAGGACGTTTCCGCCTTCCATCGGCGGCCGGTTTTCCATGGCGCGGATTTCATTGCGCGTCAGAATGCCGTTTTGCGACTGCGAATTCTGGATTGCGGCGCGGCCGGCGCTGTCCGCGCGCAGGAGCCCCTCGAGAACGAACTCGGCATATATCGTTCCGCGCTCGGCCGGCGCGATCAGTTGCTTTTTCACCGCCTGCTCGATGCGAGTGAGGTATGGGCGGAGCGAAAACGTCAGAAATCCGATCATCTGCTGCTCAAGTCCGGTGCCCCAGCTTGTTGTCTTCTCCGTATGGCCCACCATGAATGGCGGTACGCGGAACCAACGGCAGATAACCTCGACATTGAAGCCACGAGCCTGCAAAAGCTGGAGGTCTTCGGGCGGCATACCCTTGATTTCTTTCCAATCGAGGCCGTGTTCCAGAATACCCGCTCGGGCTGTCGCGCCCGGCCCCGTTATGGGGTCGATAAACGTCTCCCGAAGTTCCTTTTTCTGCTCGGGAGTGGCACCTTTGGGAACGACGAGGAAACCGCCCGGGCGCGTACCATTGCGCATGGCGCTGGACGCTGCCAGGTCGGTGTCAGATGACAGGCTGAGCGTCCGGCGAGCATACGCGATCGGCGAAAGACCCGTGTCACCACCAACGCCGAAGCCGCGAATGTGGAATATCTTGTTCTCGGAATAGGTTTTGCGCCCATCCTTGTCCTCGTACCGATAAACGCGAGCACCATTCCTGTCTCTGGATACCGTCATCAGGTCTGGGCGCAGAAAATTCAGCGCGATCAGTTCCTTGCTGCTGTTCGTTACCTTTTCAGAATAGAAATTGCCCCACAGGCACAGGCACGCGACCGCCGCTTCCCAGAATTCTGCAGCCGTCTGGTCAGCATTCGGGCTGTCGTGCAACAAAGCGTAAAGCGAATGTCTTGTGTCGGAGACACGGCCGCCGTTTTCGTCTTTCCGGTAGAGCCCGAGCGGCAAAGTGCCGATAGTTTCCGACAGTAGGCGCACGCACGACCATACAGTGTCGAGCTGCATCGCCGTGTCAGCCGTCATGTTCGGGCCGACCCGCTCCGGTTCGACAGTCGATAGCTTTGCCTTGTAGCCGGTTGACCTGAAAAACAGACTCCCGAACCAGCCATTCAAACCAAATACCGCCATCAGAACACCGCAGCATTCTTGATGAGTGCGTCGAAATCGACGGGCTTATCCCCAAATTCGTTCGTCGCGGCACCGACGCCCATCGCAATCGTCACCATGCCGTCAATCCTTCCTCGTGATCGCTTTTTGTCGAACGCTCGGTTTTTTTGTCCGTCCGTGTCGATTGCTGCATTCGCCGCGCACGAATAGGTGACGGGCGATGCGTCGATGGTGATCGTCTTTGCCAGTATGCGATCTTCAAGCCGCTCGATCGATCGCGGCATCGTCAATTGCTTGTCTTCGAACACCACACGGGTGCCCTGCGCATGGCTGACGAGCTTCAATCCAACGCCCGTTGGCTTGTCCGGCCCGGCATATTTCCACACCGGGAATCCAATCTGCTCGCAAGCTGCGATGAAATCGGCCATGCCGGCCACGTCAAAGGCCATGAACTCGACCTCGTGCTCGGCACAGATGCGCTGCACTTCAGCCGCGACGAACGTTTTGTCGATAACTGCGCCGGGCATTGCCGTCAGGGTTACATTCGGATCGGCCGCCCATTGCTCATATGGCGCGTTGTCGGCGAGCCCGCGTTCCTTGATGCGGTCCTGCGTCGTCCAATACCAGGTCTTGCAGTAGAGATGGCCAGTGGCCGCCTCCCACGTCGCCGTAAGAGCGGTCAGGTCATTTTTCTGCGAGAGGTCGAGAGAGAGCCAGCATTTGCAGCCCTTCCAATCTTCCGCATCGACCTTCCCCTGGACGTCGGACCATGCCTCTTCCGCGATCCAGAACTCGGTGGAGCCGATCGGGATGCCCATATACAGGCGCTTGACCGAGAACGACGTCGAGAGCAGCACCTTGGCGGTCGCCACCTCGCCGCGAATATTCTCGACGGGGAAAGTCACACCAAGCGCTGGCATCGCCTTTGGCCAGCAGCTCTCGTTGTCGAATACGTTGGCGCGGTCGGCCTTATCGACGCGGGCGATGAAAGCGAACGCCTCGTCGTCGATAATCTCGCCTTTGGCGACCTTCTGGTAAAACTCTGAATATTCCGTGCCGACAATCTGCGCTGACGCCGGCGTGTTGGTCCCGAGAAGCATCAGCGCGTCACCCGGCATTTTCGCCAAAGCTCGCTTCCATGTCTCGATCGAGGTGTTCGTCTTAAACTCGTGGATCTCGTCGGCCGCCACCATGATCGGGCGCGGTCCGTTGATCGCCTCACCGTTCGCCAGCGCCTGAAATTTACTGCCCGTCTCCGGAAACTCGATCTTCCAAGCGTTGTCACCGGTGCCGCGGATGATGACCTCACCCCGCGATTCCAACGTATCGGTCTCGAACTCGTCGGCGCCGGGAATATTGGCCTGGCACATTGCGACGGCATCCCGAAACAGCACGTTGGCCGTGTTCTTGTCCTGGCCGATCGAATAGACCTCGGCGCGCTTCACGCCGTAGAAGCCGCCCATGTACAGGCCCATCGCGGCCATCCACGGGCTCTTTGCCTGCCCCTTCCCTGTCTCGACCCAGCCGGACCGGAAACGCATCCGGCCACTATCTTTTCGCCAGCCGAACAGATTGCCCGTGCAGAACATATGCCAGGGCAAAAGATTGAACGGACGGCCTTCATGCGACCCCGCCGTGATGGAAAGCACCGCCGGCGAGAAGCCGATAGCGCGCCCGGCAATCTCCGGTCGCCAGTGCAGACCGCGCTTGCCGCCGTCCTTGATGTCTTTCAGGTGCCTTTCGGCCGCTGCAGCGTGATGCTCGCCCGCAACAATTTTTCCGGCCAAGACGTCGGCCGCATATTGACTAGTCGGGTCACCCGGATACTGGCTTGAGGTAGCCGTCCGCCGCGCGAGAGGTTTTCTTGCCACGCTGCACCTTCGTTACCTTGCCTCTCCGCGCCGGGGCGATCCCAAGCTCCGCCTCGATCACGCGGATCGCCTCATCGGCCTGCCGCATCACCGACCAGTGCGGGTTCCACTGGCCGACCTTAGCCCGCTTTCCCTTGAGGACCGGGCCGTGCTCGGCGACATGCTTAGACGATCTCTCATATTGAACTCGAAACTCGACAAGGCGCTTGATGGCATGGCCGTTCGATACGGCCAGGGTGTGGGCGTCTCGCAATTCGTTGAGAACGATCAACCACTGCTCGTGCGCTTCGAGAATATCGAACTCGTCGGCGTAGATCGAAGCCCAGTCTGGTTCAGGCGGGGAACCATCGCCCCCGAGGATTTCACCAAATGCCGTTGTCATCCCCTACGGGGATGGTCGACATCCCCCCTCCCTAAATTTGCTTCCAGTGCGAACGACTGCCCCGACCGGTCAGCCCCCCAATCGACCCCAGACTTTCGACCCGCCCCCCATGCCGCTAAGGGAGAGATGCCTCAACATTGCTCCGTTGGTTCGGGGATCAAGGGCTGGGTTACGGCTCATTTGAACGTCCCGCCTCGATATACTGTGACGTTGCTCTATCTATCCGGTTCAACCGATAGGAACCGACATGGGCGACCGCATTGTCTATCATTCGATCAAAGAAGGCGATGGATGGGTGGTGATGTCCGAGGGCATCCTGCTTTCGTCTCATCCAACCCAGGCTGGATCCGAAGCTCAGGTCAGAAGAGTATGCACTACGAGCAGGCTGAAGGGCGTGCCGTGCCGTGCGCTGCTCCATAGATCGGACGGAACCGTAAAAGAAGAACGTCTCTATGGTGTCGTTCGGTCGGCAGCAGCTTAAGATCTGTGGTTCCACGGATGCGCAGGATCAAGTGGTCTGCCGTCTAAGCCCGTGCCACTACGAACCTTGCCCCTTTCTTCCTGCTGAATCCTGATGTCGTGATGATCCGGACAGGCGACTTCCCAATTGGACCGATCCCAGAATAGTCTTTGATCGCCCTTGTGCGGTATGCGGTGATTGACGACCAGGTGCATGCGCCTCGGGTTCGTCTGAGGTGAGCCATCCATCCTGAGATTGCCAGCGTTGAGGATGCCGCGTTCCTTGCAGCGTTCGCAGAGTTGATTCCGAGGCTCAGCGAGGAAAGCTGCTCTTGCCTTCTGCCACTCCCAGTCATAGCCACGTGATGATGCCGATTCACGATGATCGGACGCCTTCACCGACGAGCGCCCATCCCGATGACACCTTGCCTCGCAACTTCCGCATAGGCTTCCGCCCTGATGCGCGGATTAATGTCCAGTGATCTCTTGAGGCCCTGAGACCTCTCCCTCACGCCAAACCACCTCGCCATTGAGGCGAAGGCGATATCCTTCCGGGTAGCGGACGAGGACGATCTTGCCGCCATCCGGCGTTTCCTCCGAATACCTGGTGTAGGTGTCCGGCACTTCCGGGTCGAAGGCTTTCGTTTCAATAGTGCCAGCCATCGTACTCTCCTACCGCTTCGGCGGCTTGGCCGGCGCTCCCGATCCACCCGTTACGGGAAAGACGGAACCAGATCGGCCGTTGAGGTTACGCCACGACTCATCAAAGGCGTTGCTTTCGTCCTCGCTCGACTGGCTGATGACGCCGATCTTCATGCCGGGCTCCAGAACAAACAACTTGGCGCCATCGGCAAAGGCCCCCCACGCTTCCTGCAGTCTGGCGACCATATCCGACGACACAGGAGCGGGCAGCGTCAAAACGAAAAGGTCGCCCTGCTTGAGGTCGAGGCGCTGCATGTCGCCGAGGTAACGGATTTGGTGTTCCGACATGCGGTGTCCTTGTGGGCTGGGTATGAAGCTGGAGGACCCGGATAAGTGAGTGACGTCTGGCATAACAAAGCCCGTCTCGGCGATGCGGACGGGCTGAACATTTTGTGTGGCTAAGACGCGCTTATGACCCGATGTTTTGGTCGCTTTGGCGCCTTGCCAGGATCGGTACTTCCTCGATGTTCGCCAGCATATGCCGCTTTATCAGGAAACGACGCACATTTTCCCGGATTGCCGGCAAGGGAAATATTCCTTGCGCTGCCATGCGGCATGCCTTCTCAAGCACCTCAAACGTCGTATCTCGCTCGTCTTCTGGCCAATCTTCAAGGAGGTCGAAGACGTCCTCGAGGCTTGCGAGTTCCTGAACATAGTGGCGTTTCTTCAGGAATAGTGGGGCGTCAAACAGATGGTCTGCCATCGTCATCTCCTTTCTCGAACGCGTTTGACGGCGCACGAGGTAGGAGCAAAATTCCAATAATTCAAGTTCCCCTTGCCAAGAACGAGCGACTGGACGCGAACCCGTTCTTCACTAACGATTGCCCGCCTTCCCGATCTCTATGCCGCCTGCGTGCCGCTGAGCACCGCTTGGAGATCGGATGCTCCAAGCGCCTCACGAAGCACCTTAGCATCTTCGTTCTCGACGACGTTGACCAGCAACTCAAATCCATGTCGAATTACTTGAAGCGACGCAGAAGGAGCGATTGCCAGTTCGATAACCTCCTCCAGGAGTTCCTTCAAATACTCGGCCGTCCCGCGCTCAGCCGCCGTCGCAGATTTACTCGCGATGATCAGTATGACCAGTCCGTACATTCGGCGGTAGCTCGTCGCGTCGCGCGCGTCCAGCAACCATTCGAGCCGGCAGATATTCATGCAGTCCCCCTTGCAGTGAAGCCGAAGAACGCATCAAAACCCCTAAAGTTCTAGGGGTATCGTCGTAATGCTTAATGAACAGTTAACCCGTCCGAGGCGGGTGGAACCAGCAGACGGCATGCTGGTTAGTGCCTCAGGAGGAATGTTCATGCGCAGAAGTTCAAACAACCACGATTTCACGATCTACGTTTTGACGAACAGTGCGACGGCCTGTTTGATTCTTGCAGTGGTTTTGCTGAGCTAAAGCCACTTCGTCTTGTTGTAGAGCGACGGCCGCTCGGCAAAAGCCTTAGCATGTCGTCTCTCAAAAGGCGCGCGCTTCGTCATACCTCGGGTGGGAACCCGAAGCCGCAATAAACACTTGTTAGCTGTCCATCAGGAGGCGCAGATGAAAAAAAGCTCCATGCTTATAGTTGCAGTGATTGTTCTTGTTGCTGGTGCCCTAGTCTATCAGTTCCTGCTCCACCCCAACCCATACACGGGAGAGTCGCCTGCTGAAGAGCAAGGCATAGTGAAGCAGAGCCCATGAACTTTAGGGCTTAGGCCTGCTCGTCACAGCTGAAAAGGGCGACGTTTCTCCTATCGCGATACAATTCGATCGTCACTGGAACTATCTGCGTGCCGCCGTGTTCGGTGCGATCCAAGCAACTTCAGGCGGTTATTATGCGAACCATGTTCAATATCTACGCTGGCAAGGCCATCATCGGCCTTATCGTCGTTTCGATCCTCAGCATCGGCGCCATCAAGTATTTCAACGGCGAGTTCGGCGGAGAAGTGCCTCTGGCTACACCAGCAGAGGCAGCGACAAAGTTGTAAGACTGAAAAAAGGATGCAACTTTCCCATCGCGCCGATTGCGATTGATCGGCATTGGGACCGGCAGCTGTCCAGCGCGAAGCTTGGAGGGCGCAAGGAATTCAGTCATCCCGATTGGGAAAATATACAGATTTGCGGAATTCATCAAGGGCTGCGTCGTCCTCTAGACCATCGATTGCGGAAATTATTCCCAAAACCCGCTTCCTTGCGGCTTTCGGTAGGTTCCCCATGCACTCGTTCGCATAGGTTCTCAGGGACACGGTCCGGCCGCGCCCCTTCGGCAAATGGCGCCCCAGATCGGCGTTCAGCTTCTGCCGGCGCTTGAACCGGGCCTCTTCGATGTTCTGCGCCTTTTGGAAGAGGAATGACTGATGACGATCGAACATCGTGATCATCAGGAAGCGAACATCCTCTTCTGAAATGACCATCGGCCGCTCTGCGAATGACACCACGTCAATCACACCCTCAATCTTGCGGATAGCCTCGAACCCGAGGGCCGGATTGCGCCGGATAAAGGCGTAGCCAACCAGGAAAGGGAGACGACGGGATCGAAGCTTTCCGCCTCGGTGAAGCCGCTTCTCCTGCCAGAATGCAGGCATGTATACATCAACGCCCTTCTCCCGCAGATTACGTTCCACGATGGTTTCCGCAACGCGGTATTCAGGCGCGTCGTGGACCTTTGCGGCTACCTTCTGCGCGCCAGGCGCGACGCGGACAACGTACCATTGTTCGGCTCGCTCATCCGACAATGACAGTGATTGCCAATCCACGGTGACAGCGTAATGCGTCTGCACGGCGGTCGTTACGGTGGTGATCTCTTGCTCTTCCTGCACTGCAGCGAGGACACGCCCTTTATCGAAGCCAGCGGCGCGGACAGCGGCGGCGGATCGATCAAGGGTAAACCCCTGATCGATCATCTTCCAACCTGCCATGCTGTCAGGGATCACGACAGCAAATCCGGCTTGTGCGCCAATCGGCTTAACGGTCTTTTGCAAGTGCTGCATCAGGCGGTACCCTCCGGGCCATCTTCTTCCAGGAAATAAACTTCGCCATCCAACATGAACGGTGTGTTCCGAGGGATTTGACCAGGTCGACGAACAGTCATGGCGGGGAACGCTTCTTTGATCGGGCGGCCGGCGAAGTGCGGTCCCGTTGCCGGTTCGGTCTTCGGCTTCCTGCTCCCGAGTTGCACAACGTTGCTCATGCTCGCCTCCTTTGGCTTTCGCGAATGACGACAGCGCGTCGCTCCAGTGACATTTTCAACTGAGCGGGGCGCCAGTTCATGGGTGGTTTGTAGACCTGAGCCGGCGGATCGATCTGGAACCAGTCGCCGGCAGCGGTCAGGAAATAGCGGCGGCAATCCGCATCGAAGCTGCCTACCATGTCGTTGAACAGCAGCTCGCAGATCGTGCCGTCAGCCATGGCTTCGTGCATCGGACGCCACGGGTTCGCGCGGTCGCGTGCTTCACGGGCTTTTCGCTCTGCAATCGTCATTGGTCAGCGCTCCGGTTCGTGGCTGCTGGCCAAAGCGGGGCAACCCCGCACAGGGACCGATAGCCTTCAATTTCAGGGAGGTATTCGAGGGTGACGTCGCCCTTGCGCCCAGACCAAGAAAACCGCGCCTTCTTCACGCAGACGACGGTTTCGTTCAGGTCGGGATCGGGAACGTCGATCACCACGCCATGGTCTGGCTTGTTGTACCAAGCTGCGGACCCCTCGATGTCGTACAGGGTCGGCGTGCGAGACTCGCCGCCCTTCCCCACGTCTTTCGTCGGGTGCGCAAGAACGATCGCCAGCACCTCATGTTTCAGGGCGAAGCGCCTGATCTGTCGAAGCGACCTGTTGACGTATTGCGTTTCGCTCTCGTGCTTTGGCCGCGCGTGCTCGACCTCGTTCCAAGGGTCGATCACCAGAACGCGGATACCGTGCCGCAACACAGCGTCCGCCGCCCGCTCCAGCAGCCATTCCAGCGTCATATCTTCGTCGGTATCTCCGACAGGGTCGGCGTCGATGAAGATGAAAGAGTTTTCGATGAAGGCATCGGCGTCGGTGACGATATCCCTGTTCCACTCCTTCGCCGGAACGCCGGACGACGCCAACCGCAACTTGAAGCGCAGCGCCGGCACCGTGGGAATTTCGAACGAAGCGACAGCCGTTCGCCAGCCGTACAGTCGAGCAAGGTTGGCGCACAGGTTGATAGTCCATGTGCTCTTGCCGTGCCCCGGTATGCCAGTGATGACCAGCAGTTCGCCCAGCCAGAGACGCAAATAATCGTCAAGGCACGGCCAACCTGTGGAGTAAGCTTTCGGCTCATCGACCTCGGGATAGTCTGAAAGCTGATAGACGCCTTTGACCGGATAGGGCTTCGCGTCGTTCAGGACACGCACCACAGCATCGACCCCGTGCTTCATCCGCACGTCGTTCAAATCCTTGCACGCCTCCGGATAGGTCACGAAAAGGCATCGGGCCGCACCAAGCCGGCGAACCAGTTCCGCGGCGAGGCGGCGACCTGGGCCATCGTTGTCGACAGCCAGCACGAAGCGCTTGATCCGCTTGATGCGGTCCCGATTGTTGTAGACGAACTCGAACTTTCCGGTTCGGTCGTCCTCGGGGTCGGCATCTGGCAGGTCCTCGGGCGTCTCACCGTCGCGCACGGCTGGCGCCCCATCCGGCACCGACACGCTCGTGTGAAACCCGCAGTCGATCGCCGTCAGGGCATCGATCTCGCCCTCGGTCACGACCAGGGCCTTGCGGCCATCCTCAAGCGCGGCGTCATCCATGCAGTCGGCGTTCCAGAACGTCTTGCGACCGCCTTTTCGCTGCCAGAAGCGCTTGCCCGGAGCGCGGTACTTCTCCCCGACGGCCTTACCGCCATCGATGAACGGGAAAACGACGATGTTGCCGTCAGGGTCGGGAACGACGATCGTATCGCCATTTCCATCGGACTGGCTGCTACCCGTATAGACCCCGGAATGTTTTGCGATTTCGGGATCGATCTGCCGGTTTTCGAAAGCCTTCATCCCGATTTTTCCCAGCACGTTCGTCATAAAATTCTCCACCGTGAAATCCGCAGTGATGGCATTTGAAGCGCACGCCGTCGGCGCCGATATCGACCGATAGACACGGCTCCCGCTTGTTTTTCCGAGCCGGTGAGCACTGCGGGCACGTCGTTTTCTGGTTGCCGCCGACAGCCCGCCGGAGACGGATGCCGTGAGTGCTCAGGATCTCTTCGGCTGATCTCATATTCGGCCGTCGCGGCGCGCTCGCGCACCGCCTCCGGCATCTCGGCTTGCCTTGGCGGCGTTCGCGCGCTGAACGGCTTCACGTTCCTTTTTCGCCAACGCTCCGCTGACGGCAACGAACCATTTAGCGCCCTTCGTGCCGGCCCATTCGTCAAGGCCCCAAAGTTCAGCCTCAAGTCCGAGGTGGGGAAACGCTATCTTCCACTTCGCCAAGTCGCTGGCGGTCAGACGGATGGTGTTCGCCGAGAACGCGTAGGAACCATCGTCGGAGGCGACAACGACAACGTCGTTATCTTTCTTTTCCTCTACCTCCTCCCCTACATCCTCCTCTACCTCCTCCATCTGCGCGGCCATTTCTCCGTTTGGGGGAAATGCAGGTTGCTTACCGACGCGTTTTTCCGAAATCGGCCTCTCTAAACCGACGTAATTTCGGAAATCGTCAGGGATAGGATGGATGTCATTCGGAGTTTTGGGGCGTTGAAACCTTCTGAAATTCCGAATTGCGCCGTACCGACGACCGTCAATTTCGTAATTCCGGATCGCATCGATCGACGCCAACTCCTCCAGCAGGCCTGCAACGTCAAGGTTGTCGGCAGGGAAAATGCGCATCTTCAGTGTGAGGGGCTTCCACTCGAACACGCCCTTGTCGTCGGCGTGAACACCCAGACCGAGAAAGAGCATGCGCGCTGCCATGCTGACGGTCACGAGGCGATCATCGGTGAAGAACCCGTCATGCAGGGATCGTATACGAGCCATCAGGCGGCACCCCCATCAATCCGACCGGGAGCCCGAGTGCGGTGTATCGGGAATATCTCAACGTTCGCCCGCCCAGATGCGCCAGCGGGCGGCATGTCACCGGCGAGATACAGGCGTTCGAAATCCGCCTTGGCGTCGAGGTAGTCGCGCCGGGCGTCCATGTATCGGAACCATGCTGCTTCCTGTTCTTCGATCGTGGGGACGTGATCCGTCATCCGAACACCCTCCGCAGCAGCCGCATCTCCCCCGCGAGGTAGATCGCGGCGCAAGCTTTGGACGAGTCGAGACCGAAGCGTTCGGCCAGGTGCGGGACGATCAAACGCGGAGGCACCCGAGTGTCAGACAGCCACTGTGCGGCCTCGACGATTTCCGGCGGGTGTGGGAGAAGCCGTAATCGTGTGGACAAGTTGTCCACTTGATCGGGCGCATGCGTGTGATGGGCGGTCACGACGCCACCTGCACTGGCTGATAATCGGTGTCGGCAACCCATTTGAGCAGCGCAGGCGGCATACTGCTTCCGGCCGGCCAGTTGTCGACCAGCCACCGCATGGCCTCGTCGTACCGCTTGAGGGTAATGCCCTCTCCGGCCCGGAGTTTTCTGATCTTCCCGCTATCGCGGAAAATTCGATAGCTGACCGTGACCTCTTTCAGTCCGGTGACGCCGAGAAAGGCCTCGGTAACCATGATGAGCTGATTGATTTGTGCCATAGCCGTTTATCGGTTAGTAAACCGGACAAGTCAACGGTTTTCTTACCGATTTATTAACAAGCGCAAACCGGGGTAGATATTGGCATGATCAAAGAAGTTTACGAGCGGATTAAAGAGCGGCTTGAAGCCCTTGGAACAACCGAAGCTCGCGCCGCGCTGGATGCCGGTTTGAGTGTTGATGCGATCCGAAATATCCGGCGGCAAGTGGAAAAGGGAAACCTGACCGCAAGCGTCAACAGTCGCACGATCGAGAAACTGGCAGTCGTCCTGCAGACGACGACAGCCTGGTTACTCACCGGAGGCACAGACGCACCAGCCAGCCGCCCCATACCGAACGCGAGCTTTCCTCCTCAATTCCAGCAGTTCCCGTCAGGTCGAACGATCCCCCTCATGGGCCAGTCCGAAGCTGGCCCCAATGGCAAGTTCGTCATGAACGGCCAGAAAATCGCCGATGTCTTTTGCCCGCCAGGGCTCGAAAATGTTCCGAATGCATATGCCGTTCGAGTGTACGGCACGAGCATGGAGCCACGTTACAAGGCCGGCGAAACAGTGTGGCTAAACCCGCAACTCCCCGTCCGCGCAGGGGATGATGTAGTAGTGCAACTCAAGCCGTCACACGATGGCGACGAGATGGCGAGCTACATCAAAGAGTTCAAATCCAGATCCTCCAAAACGCTTCGCCTGTGGCAGCACAACCCCGAGGAAGGGGAAAGCAAGGATCTGGAGTTTGACAGCGAGGATGTGTTCTCCATCCACAAGGTCGTGCATCACGCCACGCTTTGAGGCGCGAATCGCCACTGCGGACGAATATCCAATCGGCGCCACTGCCTGGGCATTGGCGGGCAAACCTTGCAAAACAGCCGCTCACATAGCAGGTCGAAGTTGTAGACGCCCGAAAATGACGCCGCCTGCAGTTCGCTGAACCCAAGCGCGCCAGACCGCCCGCACTCTTCGCAGGTCACCTCAAGACTGGAAATTTCGCAAAGCATCCTGTTGCCATCTGCGGACTGAATACGCGTGCGCACGGCTAACCTCATCCGATCTGTTCTGCTTGTGTTCTCGCAAGAAAAGCAGGCAAAACCGGAAGAGTCGAATCATATTTTCGGCGGACTACAAAAATCCTAAACGGTTTTTCAACCGAACCTCTTTACAATCGGTTTTTCAACCGATATTCATGGCTCCACTATACACGATGGAGCGGAAATGACTTCGCCACTTTTTAATGGAAACATATCGAGACGATCGCCAAGGCATCTCCAAGATCAATCGATTACAGAGCATATATCGCGTTCCATAGGCTCACGTCGCCTCCGGACCGCCTCCACCAGCCAGTTGAGCCTTAATTTCATTAAGAACATCATGGGCAAACTGCATTGTTTCGCTGACAGGGTCATCGTCTGTCAGGACTTGAAGCTGAAATCCCAACTCGGTGATCTTTTCGAAGTACGAGGTGAAAAGCTCTGCCAACTCCGCGTTTGCCTTCGAAACGTCAGGATCAACTCGCTTCGTGCCGCGTATCTTTTGGCTGATGGCAAGAACTTTATCCGCCATCTCAAGCGATCCCTGCTGCAGGACATTTCGCTTTGCGTCGGCAAGCACACCCATCTGGCAAAGGCGTCGGATCGCCTCGCCCCGCGACCGAATACGATTCTCAAAGCTCCAATCGTCGATACTCTTTAGCTCCGCCGGAGTCATCAATGTGACCACTCTTTGGTCTTTCAATTGATCCGCCATATCAATCCCCTAGAGCAAAACATGTGCATGTTGACAATGCCTGTTTGACACAGACAAAAATTCGTAGCAACATGTTAAACATTGTAAGGATGACAATGTCAAAATATTGTGAAGGAAAGGTTAACGACTCACGAACGGTCAGGTGCGTTGTGCTCCTTACCGAGGCCGAGCATAGCGCGATCCAAACCTATCGCCACACCAACCGGATCGGCACCAAGTCCGAGGCTTTGCGTCATCTGGTGAGGTTGTCACTGAACTCTGAAATGCCGGCTCAGACCGGAGAATAGAAACGGCGGCAACAGGTTCCCGCCATGGTGCCGCCGCTTCCACTGACTGCCGCGTTCCCGCGCGGAAATCGAAATGTTCAGACATGGAGTGTCAAATGAACAGCTTGATGAATACCACGCCTCCGGGCGGCGGTAAACCTGAGACCATGACCAGTCTCGAAATCGCTGATGTGGTGAAGTCTCGCCACGACAGCGTGAAACGGACGATCGAACGCCTTGTCGAAAAGGAAGTCATCGTCCAACCACCAACGGTGGACGTACAGGAACCCGACAGTCTCGGCAGAATACGCACCGCGAAGGCTTACGCCGTCAACGAGCGCGACAGCTATGTCGTCGTCGCGCAGTTATCGCCGGAGTTCACCGCTCGCCTTGTCGATTACTGGCAGACGCACAAGAGCCAAGTTTCTACGACGACGACGCCGGCGGAAATGTTCCTTCAAAGCGCTCAGCTCTTGCTCGACATCGAGCGCCGGCAGAACGAGCAGGCCCAGCGCCTTCTCGGTGTCGACGATCGTCTGAAACGAGTTGAGGACACGGCACCGCTTAAGGTCAAGCCCCAGAACACCGAGACACTTTCGGAGATCCGGGCGCGGATCAATCACAAATATGGTCTCCCACCCCGTATCGTCGATTTCGTTGTTATGAAGATCACGTACAAAATCCGCCCCTACGGCATGGTCAAGAACAGCCATGAAGACGCCCAGGGTAGCAGTTTCGCCGTATACCACATCATCGACGTGACGAACCTGTTCAAGCGTTTCGTGTCCGAGTGCGTGTCTGTGACGGCGACGAAGTCCACGCACCGCGAGATCGATGGCCCGTTCAAACTCGTGATCAACCACAGCTAAACCAGCGACCGGCGCACTTTTGCGCCGATTTCCACCCATCAAATCTGGAGAATACCAATGCCGAACACCGTTCCGGCCGCTGGCGAAGCCATGCCGAAAAACAAGTGGGCTTCCCTGCCCGAGGACTTTCACCCGAGCGATATCGTGTACGAGGTGAGCGACCTGCTGAAACTCCTGCAGGCCAGCTACAACATCCTGCACGAGATGCACTACGCCCACGCCGACGGCTCGCGCAATGAAGAGCTTGATCAGGTCGCCTCGATCCAGCGGATCGCTATCGAACACACCAAGCGGATCGACGCGAAAACCTTTGTCCTTGATGGCCCGTGCACTTGGTTCGTCGACGACCGCATCACGACTGAAGCGCCGGCCGCATCCGTTACGGCAGCTTCGCTCACCACTGCTATCTTGCGACACAAAGCGGACTGGAACCTCTTCTTGGCAATGTCGAGCGCCGCCGACGACGCCGGCGTCCGGAACGCTGTATTGCCAACCGATCATGTCCGCTCGGGAGAGGTGATCGCCAACTGGAATACCCCGGCCGCTGATTTGGGCGAAGCTGAAATGGCGCTGGAGTTGGCCATCGCGGACTATGAAGCTGGCGATACGCCGCGCATCCGCGCCATGATGAAGGCGGCTTTCGGTTTCCTTCGCGCCGAGCGCGAACGGAGGGCGGCACAATGAAGACGATCAATCTCACCCGCCGCCAGACGCTTGCCGCCCTCGCCGGCGTGACCGTGCCTCCGACTACGGCCGTGGCAATTGCCGCCAGCGGGCTGGCGCCGATGACCATCGACGAATTCCTCTCGAAGGCAACGCTGGCGGAAAAAGTCCGTTATCACGCCAACGCTCTGGCCGACGCCATGGCCGAAATGCACCCGACGCACTTCTGGCGCGCCGAAGTCGATCACGCCCATCAGTTCGCGCTGATCGTCGGCGATCCCCTCTCGAAACGGGAGACACGCAAATGACGAAGGACATCAACCACCGCCTCGGCGATATCGTGGACCTTCTCGCGACCGTCCGCTACCTCAACGAGGCCGTCTTCATGGCCGCCGCCGATAGATCGCTGACCAGAGATGCGACGAATGCGATCCAAGCCGTTTCGGGCGAAATCGACAGCAAGCTGCTTGCCGTCGAAGAGCGCATTGAGGAAATCCAGGGGGAGCTCAAATGACAGGCTCCCCTGCGCTGATGACCGACCCTCTTATGGAACTTGTCTCTCGCTATCAGAAGATCGAGAGGGCTTATAACGAATGGCCGGCCGACGACAAGGTCGGCTTGACGACGATGGAGCAAGCACACAGCGCTGTCTTGGAAGAAGTGGCCAAGACCAACGAAAGCGCGACAACGATGGCAGGTGCAGTCACTGCGCTTCGCCAGGCCGCCAAAGAATGCGATGATGGCTGCCCCAACTTGGCCGCACCTCTTATTCGCGGTGCGCTCGCGTTCTTCAACGGGAGCTCTGTGGATAACGGGGATAGTGGGGACAACGCTGATGGTTGAGCCGGATACCCCACTAATCGCCTTCGTCAAAGCCCTCGCACGCCGGCAGGCGCGCCTTGACGCTACACCGCCCCCCGCCGCAAATGACGATGAGAAAAAAGACGAAGGGGCGAGAAAGCAATGAAGAGAGCGGTGATCTACGCCAGGTATTCGACGGACCTGCAGAACGACCAGTCCGTCGAGGACCAGATACGCCTGTGCCGCTCGCACGCTGAACGCCTTGGCGCGACAGTAGTCGGGGAGTATCACGACCGGGCAAAATCGGGAGCGTCCATGTTCGGGCGCCCCGGCCTATCAGCCCTGATGCAGGCGGCTGAACTCTCCGCCTTCGACATGGTGATCGCCGAGGCGACCGACCGTCTGTCCCGTGACATCGGCGACCTCGCCCACATCCACAAGAATCTCACTTTCCGTTCCGTCGAAATCAACTGCGTCAACGGCGGGAAGATCGAGACGCTGCAGGTCGGCATGTATGGTGTCATTGGCCAGATGCAGCGAGAGGAAGGCGCGAAAAAGGTCAAACGCGGGATGGTCGGCGTGGTTCGTTCCGGCCGCAACGCTGGCGGCAAGGCCTTCGGGTACACGCCGACGGTCGGGAAGCCCGGTGAACTGGAGATCGTGGAAGCCGAGGCCGACACGGTGCGCCGCATTTTCGAGATGTATCGGGATGGTTTTTCGCCGCGGGCAATTGCCGGCGCGCTGAACAGCGAATCAGTACCGGCACCGCGAGGAACACAGTGGAACGCCTCGACCATCAACGGCAACGGCCAGCGCGGGAACGGTATCCTGCGCAATCCGATCTACGCCGGCAAAATTATATGGAACCGTGTGAGGATGGTGAAAGACCCGTCCACCGGTCGGCGCGTGTCGCGGATCAATGACAAGGCCGATTACGAAGAGATCGACGCGCCGCATCTGCGGATCATCGACGATGCGCTGTTCGAAATCGTCCAGCGCCGGAAAGCGGAACGCGGCGGCGAGCATTCCAGGACGACGCCGAAGAGCAAGCGACTTCTGTCCGGCCTGCTGAAATGCGGTGCATGTGGTGGGGGATTGTCGATCGTCGGCGCCGACCGAAGCGGGCCGCGCGTGGTGTGCAGCAATCACAAAGAATCGCGCAGCTGCGACAACAACGGCCGCTACTACGTCGAGAAGATCGAACATCAGGTGATTGATACCCTGCGCATCCAGTTCGCGGATACGGCGATCATCGATGCCTATGTGAAGGAATATCAGGCCGAACGTCGCCGCGTGGAGATTGAACGACGCCGAGGACGCGCGCAGGCGGAGAAGTCTTTGCAGGGAGCCGTGGATGGCATCACCCGCATCGTCGAAAAGCTTTCGAAGGGACTGATCGAGGACGACGACGCCGCCGCTCTCTTGCCCGGTCTACGAGCGCAGCGCGACCACTGGCGAAAGGAACTCGCAGCAGAACCGCCGCTGGCGAACGTGATCGAGATCCAGCCCAAGGCTGTCAGCATCTTCCGGCAGAACGTCGAAGCGCTGTCAGAAATTCTGACCAAGAAGGATGCCGAGCCGTCAATCGAGCTGGCGCAGGCATTCCGACAGGTCATCGCGGGCGTGGTAGTCGCAAAGCGACAGCCCGCAGAGCATTATCAGATCGAGATTAAGGGGTATCTGTCCAGCTTGGTCAGCCCGGAAATGTCGGCTGTTTTGATGGTAGCGGGAGAGGGACTCGAACCCCCGACACGCGGATTATGATTCCGCTGCTCTAACCACCTGAGCTACCCCGCCATCGGACTTCGACGCTGGCCTTGGCCGCCGTCTTTGTCATCGGTGGGCGGCTTATAAGGTGCGGTTCATGGTGGTGTCAAGCGGACCTGTTTCAAAAAAACGGAAGTTTTCCAAAGGCGGCGGACAATGCTTGGGGTGTGGGGTTGGGGATGGGCGCGCAAAGGCGCCCTGCCCTCGTCCGATCAGGCCGCGGCTACACCTTGCAACAGGTCCTTCAGCGCGGCTTCGGCAGCCGCTTCGCGCTCGGAGCGCAGGATGAAGCCGCCGCCATAGACGCGGGCGTCCTCACCGATACCGGAATAGAGTGCACAAGCTTGGCCAGGCGCCACGCCCGCCTCGCCTTCGAGGAGTTCCACCGAGATGCCGGAGGCGTCAGCGCGCAGGATGGCCGGGGCAGGCTGGCGGGTGGAGCGCACCTTGGCGAAACAGGCAAAGCCGTCCTTCGCCACCTCATGGATATCGCCGTCTCCCAGCCAGTTGACGTCACGCAGATAGACACGGCGGGTTTCCAGCGCTTCCTTCGGGCCGACGATGACGCGGCGCGAGCGGGCGTCGAGATGGACGACATAGAGCGGCTCGCCGGTCGCGACGCCGATGCCGCGGCGCTGGCCGATCGTGTAATGCAGGATGCCGTCATGGCTGCCGAGCACGCGACCGTCGAGATGGACGATATCCCCCGCCAGCGAGGCGTTCGGCTTCAGCTTGTTGATGATATCCGCATATTTGCCCTGCGGCACGAAACAGATGTCCTGGCTGTCGGCCTTCTTGGCGACGACGAGGCCCATGTCTTCGGCGAGCGCGCGGGTTTCCGCCTTGGTGAGGTTGCCGAGCGGGAACCGCAGATAGTCGATCTGCTCCTGCGTCGTGGCGAACAGGAAATAGCTCTGGTCGCGATCGGCATCGGTCGGGCGAAACAGCGCGCGGCGGCCGGGTGCGCCGGGCTGTGGGTTGGCCTTCGAGCGGATGTAATGGCCGGTCGCCAGCGCATCGGCGCCGAGATCGCGCGCAGTCGCCAACAGATCGGCGAACTTGACGGTCTGGTTACAGGCGACGCAGGGGATCGGCGTTTCGCCAGCGACATAGCTTTCGGCGAAGGGATTGATCACGGTTTCGCGGAAGCGCTGTTCGTAATCGAGAACATAATGCGGAATGCCCAGCACTTCGCAGACCCGGCGCGCATCGTCGATATCCTGGCCGGCACAGCACGAGCCGGCACGGTGCACGGCGGCGCCATGATCGTAGAGCTGCAGGGTGATGCCGAGGACGTCATAGCCCTCGCGTTTCAGGATACCGGCAACAACGGAACTGTCGACGCCGCCGGACATGGCAACGACGACACGCGTATCTTCGGGCTTGCGATCAAAATCGAGACTGTTCACGGCATCCAATCCGGCGTTCCGGTCCAT